ACTCCAATTCACCTTCTGAAGGAGTATAAGCTGTTTTGTTTTCCATTGTTTAAAAATCAGTTGTATTATCTTCTAGGTCAAAGTTATCATCTGTTTTTCTATAGTCGCTCAATCCGTAGCGTACTGCGTCCATTGCGTCACTTAGGAAGTGGTCAGGCTCGTTGATTATCTTTCCGTCTTTATCTGTTTTCCATAAATAGTTTCTATAAGCCTTAATCAAGTTTATAGAGCGTTTTGTCATACTTATACGTTGTCCTTGTACGAACTGAATCCCCTGTAGCACGCTTCCTTGCCCTTTAGTGGCTGGTAAGATGTTTACACCGTAAGAATGTATCTCATCAATACTTTTAGGCTCTGCGGAGTCTGCAATCGCTAACGCCTTTGGTTGGTTGTTAAATATATCTGCTATCTGTTTGTTTGAAAGTCCTTTTTGGAAGGTTACCTCATCTAAAATAAATCCGTCATTATACTTATATATTCCTATAATTGCTGTGGGGTCGTTACTGTAGCCAAAATCTAATCCATATCTTTCAAGTCTTGCTTCGTGAGGTAGTTCGTCAATGATTGCCCAGTCTTTGTAAATCTTACTTTCTACCTCTCCAAGCTGCCCTAATCCGTAAACCTGCCACCAGCCTTTTCTTTCCCTTCTGCTTTCAATGGAACTGATAATCTCTGGGCTTAGTGCTTCGTTATCTTTGTAGGTAAGTGTTATAAAATCAACGTCTTGTCTTTTATTTAAAATATCAGTATAGAAGTAAAACTCATTTGTAGGATTCCAGTCAAGAAATACGAATTCTTTTGTTCTAACTTCTAATTGGTCAAATACGTCTAGTGACATATTGTTAGCTTCGTTCAGGAATAATCTATCACGCCTTCCTCCTCTTAGCTTGTCTGGGTTGTCTGCTGAAAAGAACTCTATCTTTGATCCTGTCTCGAATGTATAAAGCGAATCAGTAGCTAGCCAACAATCATCTTTCCAATAATTGTGACCCTGCATTATGTTTTTAAAGTCTCTAATTGCTCCTCTTTTTAGGTGCGGTATTGATTCAGAAACTACTGATGTTAGTGTCGGTGATTTATCTGTTTGGCATCTGTCTATTAAATATAATAGTATCGAAATTGTTTTACTGGCGCTTGTTCCTCCTGCAACAGCTCTAACCTTCTTGTTTAGGCTCACTATCTTCCTTGTTGCCGATGTCGCTGAAAATTCCATTTAATATATTTATAGGCTTACCTGCTGTTTTTAAATCTAAATTCTTTGCTAGCTTAATAACTGAGTCTAAATATATGTCTATTGCCTTCATATCGCCTTCGCTAGCTTTTTCAATAAGTTTCTCTAGTATATCAGGTACTGCTCTTTTGGCTCTATTAAGCGATAACTCTAAAACCTTCTCTTGATTCTCTTTCTTTGATAAGTGATAATAGTAATTTTGTGTTGATGTATTGTGTTTAGCACAAAACTCTTCTACAGTTCCTTCTCTCAAAACTTTAGGTATTGCTTGTCGTTCTATCATTAATTCTATCCAGTCCTTTTCCATATTATTTTCTTGGTTTTCTTTTACAGCCCATTTTATTTTTTATTATTACACTCGCATACACTAGTTTTTAAGCCTTCAGAAATGATATTATGTGCGAATCCATTTTGTATTTCTATTTCAGGGTCATATACTGTTCTTCCACATTTACAAGTAAGCATAAACTTATACTGTTTTAAATCAGATTCTTCTAGTTTATGTTTTCTACCGCAGTTTTTGCATTTAGCACAAGTATCCATAAGTTTATTATCTAAGCGTTTTTTTAAATCTCTTAAAGCCTTTCCTATTTTTCTAGCGTTTAGTTCTGCTGTTGTTATGATTTGTTTTTTCATACAAAAAAATCACGCAGTTTGCTCCGTTAAGACATCAAATAGAAAATTTGTTTTAGATGTTTGTTTCAAGGTCGTTTTTTTGTTTCCTCTGATGAGAATTTGTTTCCCTTGATTATGCTATAAGTATACTCCTATTAAGTTGTTTTGTCAATGCTTTTTAAAAAATCCCTACTTTTTAGTTGTTACGCCTTTAATATCATATTCGTCTCCGCATAACCATCCATATTTTTTAGAGTCAAAAGAATCTGCGCTACAGCCAATAATATATATGCAATCTTCTTTTTTACCAATTAGATACTTATGAATATTTTCATACTTACATTTTTCTGCGTTACATTTTACAATTATAGTGTCACCAAGCGTTGGTGTTTTATTCGGATAAACTTTTAGCGTTCTCCCTTCTTCAAAGCACGGTGTCATTGAGTGTCCTTCAGTTTTTGCTAAAATATAGCTTTCCTTATGAGCTACATAAAATATAGACGCTCCTACGAACACTGCGGTAACTATAAGCAGATACCTCATAATAATTTACTTAGTTGGGGTCTTCAAACCCCTCAAAGGAAACTATTTGTTTAATTCTATAAATGGTACTGTTGCTCCTGGAACCATTGTTATCGGAACTGCGCCATCCCACTTTTTAATAGCCTGCAATTTAACATAATCAGCACCTCCTTGAGATGTTACGGCTTCGGCTTGTATTTTAATAGCCTCTGCCTCTGCCTTAGCCGCGATTATTCTTTGCTTTCCTCTTTCCTCCTCTTGTTTAGTAATATTTTCCTGCTCAAAATAATTCTGTTGAGCTACTTGCTTTTTTTCTACTGCTCCTTCGTATAAATCAGAGAATGAAAAATCTATAATAGAAAATTCATCTACAACAAAATACGTTCCTAGCTTAGTAAGCAACTCAGCCTTAATTTCATCTTTTACTATTGGTCTTTTTTCAACTAACTCTCCTGCTGTAAACTTAGCTATAGCTGACTTTACACTTTCTTGAACTGCTGGATCAATAATTCTAGTTTGATAATCTTTTCCAACCTCTTTCCATACAGTACCAGCTACTTCTGGTTTCAAGTGATAATTAAGAGCCAACTTGCTTTCTACTGTTTGAATATCTTTTGAATATGCTAGAGTAGTAATTTCCATTTTCTGAGTTTGAACATCAAGCTCTTTCACACTGTCTCTTATGGGCATAACCCAATGAATCCCTGGGTCAAGAACCTTATCTTGAACAGCACCCCACTCTAAAACAACTCCACGCTCTCCAGCGCCAATCAAAACAAACGGATTAATAATCATAAATGCTATTAATGCTAATACTCCTAAAATTATACCTATTATTAGTTTCATATTACTTAATTATTTTAATAATTAACTTATACATTGTCCACGCTAGCATACCGACCATAAATGCTAGTAAAATTTCTGTTAGTATTCTCATCTATTATTACTTAATTTATTAATTCTTCTCTCATCATTTTTCTTCCTATGGCAATCTTTACACTTATAGCTTTTACCCCACCAGTTTGATATGTCGTTAGAGAAAGATTCTATTGGCTTGATCGTTTTGCAATAGCAACATTTCCTTTGACTGGGCTTAGCCATACTCTTTTAATTACTTCTTTTGTATTGTTTAAATAGTAGTCTTGGTGTTTTAAATCTGTCTTTTTAACTATGTGCGATTTTAATTTGTTTACCCAATCACCGCAGACTGGGCATCTTGTTTTTTGTTTCATTCTGATGTATAAGCGATATAAATACAAGTTAAGATGAGCATTATTAGTCCTATTGTTATAATCATATTTTTAAGGTCTCAATGTTATGCTGGTTAGATTTCCTGTTGTTGTAACCTGAATTTCACCGCTATTTTCAAAAGTTGAGGCTACTTCTACGCTTAAATTTATGTTTTGAGCATTAGCATAAGATATTGAAAGGAATAAGGCTAGGATTATAAAGGCTATTATTATGAAATTTTTCATTTTAGTTTTTTACAATATTTACAAATAAATTTATACTTTTTCTTGTCTTCGTCGTATTCTATCTTTCCTTCGTCTAAAAGTTCATACATCTTACAGAGAGTGCATTTTCTTACTTCTTCGTCTTTTTTGTCGCTGTTTCTTTGGTAGAACATTTCTTTTTCTTATTTTTTAATCTTTCTTTATAAATTGCTTCTGAAAAGGTCAGGTCTTCCATATTGTATAAGCATAAACTTTGAAGCACTATTTTTCTAAAAGATTCTCTTGTTTTTTCTAAGTCTTGATGTGCTTTTTCTTCTTTCATTCTTAAGCGGTGATTGTCTAGTATTAGAAATAGGATCAATAGCGTTGGTACTAGGATTAGAATAATTGTCATTTATTTATATTTATTGATTATACATTTTGGCCTCCAAGCGTCTGATTTTTAATTCCATTTGTGTTTTATCCCCGTGAAATTGTCTCATAGTCCAATCTTTCAGTTTAATATTCATCGGCTTTCCCCTTGCTGTGTATCCGTGGATTTCATTGTGACAGTTTCGGCAAAGGCTGGCTAGATTGAATGGCTTGTCTATGTCTTGCTTTGATAGTGCATATTCAGACTTGAACCAACAGTGGTGAAGCTCGGAAGCAATATTTGTGCAAAATCTACATTTACCCCTATCTCTTTCAATTGCTTTTTGGCTGTATTTAGATGGAATCATCCTTTTTTATTTCTACTTTTAACTCAACTCTTGGGTTACTTACACAGTATTTCATTCTTAATAATAACTGTTTAATTTGACTATCATCTTCCCAAATAATCCCAGTTCCAGCGTCCATCCATAATTTAGAGAAGTTGTCTATATCTCTACGCCTCCTGTCGCCCCAAAAATAGACCGCTGTGACCTTTATATCTCCCAACAGTACATCGGACTGCCATTGGCTATTCATTTCTTCCTGGAAGCGTTTTTTAGCCTTCTTTCCCTCTGCTGACATATATCCCATAATAAACTTTCCTGTTGAGCGGTATTTATAAATGTGTGATGTGCTGGGTGGATTTCCTTTTAATACTATTTTCATCGCCTAGGAGCTTAATTTATTAGTCCTCTTAAGAAGTCAGGGCAGTGCCAGTCCTTCTCTAATCTCTCTCCTGTGGCGTCTTTCGGTATTGCGAATCTAATTTGTCTTTGAAGTGAGCAGATTTTTCTACATTCTCCAGCGGATATTCCAGTGAGTTCTTCTAAAATCTGATATTGGTTTTTTCTTGTGTAGTTTTTTTGATCGGCGAGTTCTTTAATTTTTGTTATTTCGTCCATTTTATTTATTGCTTAATAAAAACTCTATAAACTCATCGAATAAATCTCCCTCCTTATTTTGCCATTGTTCTTTTAGATAAGGTAGGTCTTGCGGTTCTCCGCACCAGCCTGACATAAAGGCTTCTGCGTCATCGGCTACTTCTGTCCAGGGTAGGTTTTTTAGTTCCATA